AAGAGCGTGTGCGTTAGGCTAGTCCCTTGCAGACTTTGCCAACGCACTCAGCTTCAATCTTCAGTGCTTGCTCCCAAGGTATGGATGGCAATTTTGGAACTTGCAAATCACGAAGCTTGTCTTCGACAACGGAGACAATCGTTCCCCAGAGCAGGTCAATTGCCCCAAGCGCGAGCATTTCAAGGAACGTGTTATCAATCTCAGCGCGCACCCAGTCCTTGAACTCTTCAAGCTTGCCTTCAAGGCCGTCGACTCCCTGAGCCAGAGCCCAGCGAACTGCCATCGCGATCAAAAAATCTAAGCTCATTTCTTCACCGCATCGATGATGTCATAGGCAATGTCAATTCCAAGAGCGGTGACAAATTTTGCTTCTTCGCGGTCGAGGTCTGTAAGCTCACCAGCGGCAGCGCCTGCATTTTCGATAGCAAGCTGCGCTTTCTGGACAAAAGCTTCATCGGTCAGAACTTTGGTCACAAGCGCGAAGAGGTCGTCGGTTCCGGCTCCATCAGCCAAACGCTCAGCGGCAAACTTCACAATCTCACGAGCAAACGCACCAATCTCAGCGACTTCTTTGATTCCAGTCATTTCATTCTCCTGATTTTTGACGGCCGAGGCCTCAACCGTTCGGCCAGTTTACCAAAGAATGACTGCGGTGTAAGCTTTGCTGAAACGGAGGTAATGTTTTGGCAAACACACGTATCATGGAGCAGGATTTCGAATTGCTCCAGATGAAGCTTTTGCAGGCTGCAAGAGTCCAGGCCGGAGGCAGATGGAGCGACCTTTGCCGGGAACTGCCAATCTCGAGCAGTCATATGAGTCTGATTCGCAACGGCAAGAGCCGCGTTGGATCTGATATCCTGTGCAGGCTCCTCGAATACGTCGGAATCATGCCGACAGTAGAGGCGATGATTGACGACAAGCTGGGGGTGTGATGCAAATCCGAATCAAGACGCGATGGGACAGCGCGAACCCTGGCTTGACGGTTTTTCGTCTGAATCAAGGCAGGCTTTGCGAGAGGATGCAAATTCTTCTCATGCAAGCGTGTGTCGATCTCGGGCTCGAGGTCGGCAACGACCCGCGAACCTCACTCGACATTGAGATTGATTTCCCGCTGGACCCAGACCGCAAGGCCCGTTCGCGCGGTGCGCTTCTGCACAGTCAACACGTTGACACGAAAACAGCGGAAGCCATTGCGCATGAGATGAACAAATGGGGGCTTCAGTCTTCAGTGAGCTGGCACGAGTTCGCAGCGAAGGAGTGCGATTGGCTCAATCATTCTCTGCGGATTGTGCCTTTTTTCTTGGACGGGTTGGACGGGCATGTTTGCTATGCACGGCTGGAAAGCTTGGCTTACCGGATTGCTGAGAGCTTGCGTCAAAATCTTGGTCCTTCTGCTCGTCACCAGATGATGCACGAGATTCCCCGGAAGGGGCGATCTGCTCAGTGATGCCTAAATCTCTGTGGTGCCTTTTTAGCAATTCGCCAATGCCTGGACCCCAGGAGACAAGTTCTTCGAATACGTCCTTTGGATCTGCCATCTGGCGGGTGAGTGCATCGAGCTTAGAATAAATTGCGCGCGCTTTGTCTTCGATTGTCTGATTTACCAGTCCCTGTAGGTCCATAAATGACTCCGATTCGGTAAATGATATGAGGGTGAATGTGGTGCTTTTCTATGAAGTTTCGCACTTTGTCCGCGAAGAGATAGCCGCGTTTTTCGTCGGTGGGCCAGCAAGATTTGGGGGCTTCCCTGTCTGCAACTAGTCCTCGCTTCATGCCGCGAAGGAAGTTGTCCGCACGTGCAGCAGTCCAGCCCTTTTGAGGCTCGAACTCAAATTTCCCCACATATGGAATTGTGATGATCACTTTTCGAAATCCCACAGTTTCACATTTTCACTAGTGACAGACACGCTATGCTGTGTCTTTTCGACGGTGCGCCGTTGTTTGCCTCCTTTGACGAATCCCAGGAGTGCTTTTGCGGCATCACATCTTACTTTATCCTCTTCAGTGCCGTTTGAGCAAATTTCTTTGAGGGTCGAAAGCGCCATGGAGATAGCCTCCGCCTCCAGGTGATTGTCAGTCGATTCATTGGCGTAGAACTCGGCCACCGCGTCGTGAATATGCTGCGGATCGTTCAATCCAGCCTTGCTTGCGGCAAGGTCTATCGTCTCACCGCGTGACAATCGGCGGTGAAAGTCCTCGAGCATCTGTTTGGGCAAACGTTTACTACCATTTTTCGCCACGGCTACAATTTCCTCAGCAGTTTATTCAACGATAGCACAAAGGAATTAAAAAATGGCAGGAGCATCAGTATCCGACGTTTACTCATTCGGAGCAGCCAAAGAGCTTTATTCTGACGACCGCGAATATCAATTGAACATCGCAAGCACCTTGTACAAGTACATCAACAAGGACAGCGGCCGTATCACGCTGGACGGAAACTACTTCAACATCGACTGCGAATTTCAGCGAAACGAGTCATATGCAGCAATCAATGACAGTGAGCCCCTTCCTCTCGCGGGTATTCCCAAGGACGTTTTTGCAAAGTATCGTTCCAAGAACCACTACGCAACAATCGAGATGACCACCAAGGCGGCGACTCGCGGTCATTCTGGTGGCCTTGTAGGTGGGAAATACCAGGACCGATTGGTCAAAGGCACTCTCCTGACCTTCATCTCCAACATCAACTTCGACTTGTACGGCAATGGACGCGGAAAACGAGCTGTCATCTCCAGCGCAACAGGCGGAGCCTCTAGCTTTGTCGTCGACTCAGCCGCTCGCATTCGTCCTGGAATGATTTTCGATTGGTACGACAGCTCCCTTGCAACTCTTCGTGGCTCGATTCAAATCGGCGTGAAGGGCGTGGACCGAATGAGCCGAACTGTCTATGTCGATGGAACTTATGGATCTGCCGCAGTTCCAGCGGGCGCGACAGCTGACGACGTTCTTGTCGTTAAAGGCTCACTCGACGCTGGAGAGCCTTCTGATGGTCGACACCTTGCAGGTCTGGAGCGAATCACAGACAACACCGTCTCCCTGGGTGAAATCAACCCCTCAACTTATGCTGAGTGGCAATCTGTGAATCAGAACCTGTCTAACGGTTCAATCACACAGCAGGCTCTTCAGATTCAGTTCGATTCGATGCACGACATCGCGGGATACTATCCTGACCGTTGCGCGTTCAACACGGCACAGAAGAGAAGCTACCTTTCTCAGTTCCTCAACCAACGTCGGTTCACATCGAACAGCTTCGACACAGGCGCAAGCTCACTGACTTTCGACCCGCTCAAAATGGGAGTGGACGAAAAGAATCAGAGGCCTGGCGACATGATCATGATCGAAGACAAGGACTGCGATCCAGACGTTTGGTACTTCTGGTGCAATGAGCATCTTATTCTCGGCGAAGACTACTACGGACAACCAGCAATGGCGGACGAAGATGGTTCTGACTTCCGTTTCCGTCAGGGATTCGACAGTCTGCAAGGCTTCTACCGCTACTGGACAAACACAGTGGTCGACAAGCGAAACTGCATCGGAAAAATCTACAACCTCGCAATCCCAAGCGGTGTACTCTAAGAGTGCGCCACGGGAGGGCATGAGATGGAAGATTTTCAGTCACAGATAGAGCAGGCAATCAGGGCTCGCATTCTGGAGGAAATCAAAGCCGACAGACAAGCCCAGATCATCAACAACGTCTACGGCGGTGGGGCGCAATCCCCGCAGTCTGGCGGTTCTTCTGTTCGTGAGGCGATGGCGCAGTTTGACCCGAAGGACTACAATTACTTTGTAGACATCACTCGGGAAGACGTTCTGAATCCAGAGGGCGAGAAGATGGGCTGGAAAAAGCGCGTCAAACGCTACGCTGACCCGAAAGAACAGATGATTGAGGAGCTTTTCGGACAATGAGCATCAAAGAGAGCATGGGCGAGCAGACACCAGGCGGTGAACGAAGACAAATCACCTTCGAGGAGTTCATGCGTGCTGTTCTCAATGACATTGACCCGGCAAAGTATGCAGGCGAGGGGTGGTTTTCGACTGAGGAGTATGCGAGGCCCGAGGATATCCGCAACCCGTGGACCAGAGGCGAAGTGATGCGCGAAGGCGACTACTATCCAGGCCCTGATTTGATGCGAAAAATGAGAAACTACTAAGGAGAATTGAAATGGCAGGAATGGCGGCACTTAAGCAACTTCTTTCAAAGGGCGGAGACGAAGGCAAAGCGCTTTTGCAGGCTCTCGGATCCAAGGCTGATGACATGGGCGCAGGGCTTAAAGGCTTGGGCGCAGACGCAAAGCGAGCCGGTGAAAAAGGCTTGTTCGCTCTCGATCAGCAACTCGGAAAAGTCCCAGGCATGGCAGCCAAGCAGGACCCGCTCGCAATGACTGATGCATTCGCAGACCCACGCAAGCGCAATGCGCTTCTTGCTGCTCTTGGCCTTGGTGGTGCTGGCGCAGGATTGGCCTACGGACTGGACGAGGACTAAGAAAATGGATCGGACTCAGGAAGAACGGCTCCGAGATTTGGCCCTTTCAGGCGGCATTGGCGGCGCACTCGTAGGAGGCGCAGCCGGTCTTTTGAGTCCCAAGATTACGAAGTTTTCGCAACTTCTAAAGCCAGCTTTGACCGGCGGCGCCACATTTGGCGGAGTTGCAGCCGGTTCGGGATACATCGGTGACGAAATGCTGGGCGACCCTGAACAGGGTGAATCTAACCCCTACACGAAACGAACCGGACTGGGTGGTCTCGCAGTTGGTGGAGCTGGCGGAGGTCTCGCAGGTGCGCTCGTCGGAAGCGGAATCGCGAACAAGGCCGCTCCAAAGGTGCTTGGTGATTCGTTTCTAGCCCGTAAAGCAATGGATTTTGTGGGCAAAGGCGGATTGTCAAAAGCAGGGAAGCTTGGCGCGATTGGCGCGCTTCTTGGTGCAGGGGCTAGCGGATTCATCGCAGCCGATGAGGGAATGCAGATGGATATGATCGAGAACGAGCGCAGGCGCAAACTCCTGGAGGATCTTGGCTATGGGAATCGTTGAACAGATGATTCTAGCAGAGCGCAGCCTGGACGAGGGCGATATCGAGCGCCAATTGAACAATGTTATCGACCGTGGTTTAGAAACCTACATCCGCTTTATCGCGGCCAAAGGTCTTGCGGGTCAGTTTCTGGGTCTTGACACTCCCGTAGGGCAGGTCTCAGGAGTGCCTCTTGCCTCTGAATCTGTTCAGGGCGGCACTATAGAAAGTCTGTTTTCCGGTGGAGCGAAAACTTTGCTTGACGTACTGGCAAGGGGAAGACTTCCCTTTTGATTGAGTGATACTCTTTGGGCAAAAAGGGAGAGTATCGAATGACCGACGCAGGACACGGCGAAACCAGCCAACAAGAAGCACCAGGCCAACAATCAGCAAACCAGGGAAATCAGCAGGAACTCGCACAACAAGAGCAGTTCTTGCAAGCTCTCAATGCGAAGTTTGCCGAGTATGACCAAAAGCTAGCTGGGGACAACGAAGACAAAGAGACTCTGCAAAAGCTGAAACAGGCCTTCGGGAAGCAAGAAGAGCCGAAACAGAATCAAAAGTGGATCGACAAGCACCTCAGTACAATCCTTGAGGCCAGGCAAAAGGGGCAGCAAATGCCCATCACTGAGGACTTGGTTGTTGAGTTGCAAAAGCAGATGGACGAAACAAGCCAACTGAAGGCCGACCTTCTAAAAGCGCAGCAGGCCCTCCAGCGGATGCAGAATCCAGAAACGTGGCAGGACAATCAGATCTACTCTGATATGGACAACACCCTTTCGGGCGTTCTAGAAAAAGTCTACGGCCAGGAACACCCGCAGATGCATCAGCACGTCTCAGGGATGATTGCTGACAGGCTAAAGCAAGTGCGCAGTCAGGCTCCCGACGTGTGGTCGAAGATTCGCAATGACAAGACTCTCCAGCGCAAAATTGTCATGAAAGCAGTCGCCGATATCGTCCCGCCGCAGGCCATGCAAATGATGCGCCAGCAACACGAGGAGAATCAGCCGATCACACCCGAGCTTCTGAATCAAGCTTGGGAGGAGACCAGGCAAATCGAAGACCCCGAGCTGCGAGCAAAAGCAAAGGAGCTTTTAAGGCAGAAGCTTTTCAGTATGCGCTCACCCGTGAGGGCTCGCGGTGCTTGATTACTCGAGCCTAAAGCCGCTCCAGTCTCTCGTGACTGGGCTTTTCTTCCAGCACCGGCACATGATGCTCATGCTTCCGCGTCAGGAGGGAAAGACAGAACTCGGGGTGAGGCTCATGCACAATCTTATTTCGCATCCGACAGCCACACGTCAGGGGCTCTTCTTGGCAAAATCAAAGCTTGCCGGAAAAAAGGCGACCAGAGAGAAGATGAGCCGCATCTTTGACAAGGACCAGTTCAAAGTAAACACGATCGAAGTGGTCAACAAAGCCAACCCCAACGCGGTCTGCTTTATGGACTCGGTGGATAAGCAGCCGTCCAGACTTCGCGGAGGCTCCTATCATTTGGTCCATTGGTCGGAGGTGGCATTCTCTGAGTTTGACCACGGCGTGACAGTCGAGCACGTCTACAACACCGTATTGCAGCCAACCCAGCGAGCCACGCACGGCTACAGCTTTCTGGAGACCACGGCCAACGGAAAAAATGGATGGTACGACTTGTGGGAAAATGCCGAGGACTTCGGATTCTTTAAGCTGAGAATCAAACTCAGCCAGCTTGTAGACTGGGGTCTGGTCTCTGAAGAGGAGTTCTACCGACTGAAGGCCAAGATGCCGGATCTCGAGTTCGCCCAGGAGTACGAGTGCGAATTCGTCACATTCCAGGGGCTCACCTACGAAGAGATGCTTGAGGGGCACATCTGGGAGGATATGCCAGACCCTGAACCGTGGCAGGCGATTGCCTACGCAGTGGATTGGGGATGGCAGCCTTCAGCGACGTGTGTGTTGCTTGCCTACGTGCGCGACAATCGCGTGTGCATCTTCGACGAAATCTACGGCCAAAAGATTCGCCTGGAGGATCTAGCGACGCTCTTTCACGACAAGAAGTCTGACTATGGGCTTGGAAAGCTCTCAGGAGTCGGCGACCACGACCCAGACAAGATTGAAGAGCTGAACAGATGCGGCATCCCGTGCGCAAAGGCGGACAAGACGAACGTCCTTGCGCAGCGCATGAGAATCAAGACTCTGTTCAAGAATGACAGGCTCTACATCCACCCGAGATGCACGAATCTGATTCGTGACTTGCAGAGTGCTGTCTGGGACACGAAGAAAGAAGGCGAAATCGTCTATGCCAATTGTTCTTGGGGCCATTACGACGGGGAAGCGGCACTGCGCTACCTGATTCGGCATCTCTCAGAGTTCGAGTCAAAGAATCCGACAGTCAAACTTCCGGCTACGTCGCAGGACAAGCGAGCTATGGCGATGAGTCGCGGGAGAGTTTGAGGAGCGAAATGAGTGGCGGACTTTGAGAGATGAGCATCAACAGAACTGCGCAGCCGCTAAACATTGGTTGATTCAAGCTTCTCTTCTTTTTTTTCTTTTGTAAGTAATCCGTAGGCTGCCAAGCCAAGAACGGCACCAGCGGCAGCCGGTGCTGCAATAGTCATAGCAGCTGTGCCGATCGCAGGAACAACGGCAGCAAAAGCGCCAGCAATAACAGGTTTTCCAAAGGCGAAGGCAGTAATTCCAGCCCCTCCGATAGCTCCAGTTAGGACAAAATCTTTCTTTTTCATGGCATTCCTTTCTATTTACCCAAAATGGGTAATCAATGGCTTAGGGTAAGGAAAAGCATGAGTCAAGCAAATTTCTCGCATCGACTTAGGCAATGTTAAGCTGGAGCGAAAATGTTTTAAGGAGCCCACCAATGGCTGTCGCATTGAGCACACTAGAAGCAAACGTCCTCCAGCTTTTAAGCAAGCAAAACACGTACCAAGGATTCTATTCTGACGATCAGATCAAGTTCGCGGTGAATGACTCCCTGGATTACGTCTACGCGAATATGATGTTCAACGGCGAAGGTTGGTTGACGACAATCGGAACTCTCGACACTGTGGCAGACACAGCGACCGTAGCTCTCCCAACCGACACGGTTGTGATCCACCAGGTCCGCTATTTGCATGGTGATGTGTTCGTGCCTCTCCAGTACGATGACGATTTCGACCGGTATCAGTATTCTGGGGACCAGGAGACAGTCTACCCGACGACATACCGGCTCGTCGGCACGGATATCTACTTCAATCCAATCCCTTCAGTGGTTGGCACGGATCACGTTCAGATTGAATACTCCACATTCCCCGTGGAACTTGATATGGATGCGGATCTTGCAAGTGCTCAAATCACGCGGGGCTTGCAACGCTTTGTCACGTACCGAGCAGCCAGCATTTGCCTAACGACTACCGATAGGGCAAACTCACCCTGGAAAGAATATGAAATACAGTGGTGGCAATACTTGCAAGATTTGCTGAGCAAGCGCATCCGTGCGCCTCAGCCGATTAAGGACTTTCGGACGATATACTGATGACATACACGTACATGGACAGCCCCTTTACAGGCCCATACTATCAGTGGTTTTGCGACCTCGGATATCCCCAGTGTGATTTGCACGTTTTCGAGTCGGGAGAGTGGGCCATTCTCGAGATGATAAACGCACCTGTGGTCCCTTCGCTGACTCAGTGGAGATGGATAGCTAAGGGCTTTCGCAACATCGAGCCCAACCAGAGCCGAGTGAAGCGGATTCTCGAGCAGATCGACCCGCGCAAGAGGTGGATCTGGGAGCTGGAAGAGAAGCGCAGCCAGGAACTCGAAGCCCAGCAGAATGCCAGGGAAGAGCGAGCCGAAGAGCTTGCGACTGAGTGGACCGATTCAGTTGTGAGAAACCCTGACCTTATGGAGCGCATCGCGAAGAATGGCGCAGAGGAGCTTCTTCCGCACAAGATTGCCGAGAATATTCCCGACAGCAAACTGAAAGGCGTGTGATGAGACAGAATCTAATCCTTTTGACAATGAGCCCACTGGCCAAGATTTTCCTGAAGCGATTTCGCGTCCAGAACCCGGACGGATCCGAAACAATCGTCCGAGCTGAGGAGCTTCTTGATGACCCCAGCCGGATTTGGAAGGAAGAAAAGTTCTGTGTCCCGTTCACGACGTGCGCGGGCAATATTCCATTTTGGTCTGGGGTGCCTCTGCCGATTCAGGACCAACAACAGCGAGACGTACTGATCGGAGGCCGCAGCGGATACGACGGCCAGGAAACTGACGAGACCGGACTTGTCCTTCTCGATGTTGAAATGGACGTGCTGAGCGGAATCTTTCAGGTCATGAGCGGCGGCAAGATGCCCGCAATCGAGAAGAAGATCAAAGAGGCGATGAAGCAGGCCCGCCAGGAATCCGATGCCAGGTGCATGGCCGCAGCCAGACGAGTTTTCCAGCGGATGCAGATGCAACGGCGCAGCATCGAAGAAGACGGGAATGACTCCTACACGCCCAGCACCACAGAGCGACTTGTAGCACTTGTGATGGAAAAAGAGGCAACCGCAGAAGTTCAGAGACAGAGTGCAAGAGACGAGTCCTTTGCTGCTACAATGGCAAGAATTGAAAAGGCCGGAGTGAAGAATGCAGCACACGACGAGATTCGAAACTGACGACTTCCGCAACGGGATTGTCGTCTCAAAGCGGAATATCAACCTAGATTTTACGCTAAGCCAGGAATCGGTAAATCTCTCAGCCGGAGGTTACGACGGTTGGGGGCCTAGAATCGGCATTGCTCCAATTCCCTATCAGAGCGTGTATGCGGCGGTAGCCAACTTCTTGGAGGCAGGAAGCGAGAGGACGAGCGAAGACAACAAAACCGGGACTTATCCAAGTCTGAACCGTAGGCGGCGAACCCTTGGAATCCTGGGCTTTGAAACACTCTTGAACGACAGCCTTGTCGCAAAGAGCACGAAGCGCGTCTATCTGATGATTTGCCAGGACTCCACAGACAAGATTCGCGTCGTACACACTGGCGAGCGCACAACGAACGCGATTGACCCAAACTACAAGTGGGGCGGATACGCGCAAATCACGAGCGGCTATCCGACGGTTCTAGGCGGGAACTTCACCAGGCAAATCCCAGGCGGAACACTGGCCGAAGGGCTCGCAGCGCAGGATGATGAATGGAACAATGACGGGACGCGAGTTGATACCCGCGTTCGCTTGTCTTCAATGTGGCGCGTTGGTCCTGTGGACGACTTCCTAGACGTAGGTGAGGCTGTGAATTGGTCCAGTGTCAGCTTTCTGACAATCACAGGCCCGACATTTCGCATCCCTCAACTTGTTGCCACAGTTGCGAGAACGAAAGCGCCAGAGGGCAACAGCGGGACAGGCAACGATACACCGGGTGACCTATGCCTGAGTCTTACGGGTAATCCGAATGACTACTTTTACGAACTGAATCTGAACGAGCCACGCACAGGATTGACTTTTGTTGGGATGCAAGACGCATTTCCAGCGTGGCGCATCTACTACGAATGGAACTTCGACGAAGCAACAAACTTTGTTCGAGAAAATACCAAAGATTTTTACTGGAACGAGAAGCAGTATTCGCTCTCGAACGTCGGAACGGCGACCCTTCGGAGTTCTCCAAACACCACAACCGATATCGACCTTGTTTACATATACGACAATGCTTTCCGGCATCGCGCAGCGTACAAGTACATCGGCATCGCAGTTCAGAACAAGCCCTATATGTGCATTTGGCGCGATGATCACAACTCAATATCAGTCCACGCTTACGGCATCAGCTCTGCTTCGCCAGGATACGCAGACAACAAGGTTGAGTTTTTTGACGCAAACAACCTAGCATACTTCAAGCCAGCGCGAGCGACCACAGCAACGGCAGGCGGAAGTTACAAAGAAAATGACGCGGTGGTCTCCACAGTGTGGGCAAGGTGGCCGAGCTTCGATAGCTCAGCAGCAACAACCTTCCCAAGCTATTTGACTCTCGGAGCAGCAAACACCGGACTTCTTCGCGCAAATACAAACTACGAGTTCACCTACAGTGTTTTTGACAAGACTCTGAACTACGAAACAAACGTGGGAGTTCCTGCGAAGTTTCGAACCGGAGCTACTGACAATGTTGCTCTTGTGATTCTTAAGGCAGTAGCTTCGGGTAGTTTTGTCATATGTCCAGAGGGACAGAATCTTATTGCAGATTCAACACAAACCTTCTCTGAAAGCTTTTTGCAGAACATTAACTTTCTTGAATACAGATTCTACTACAGGGAAATTGGTACGTTTGAATGGCTCCCAGCGGGACAGGTTCCAGCCGCAGAGTTCACCTATACAAGCGAAATCAACTCCTGGGAATTTTGTGCGACTGCAATAGCTAGCCTGCCTGGTGGACAGCCTGGCGGATTTGTCGACTACAGCCCGCTGCCGAACGAGGATTTTGTTGACAGTGTAAGCTTTCAAAACCGCGCCTACTGGCTTAGCCGAAGAAGTCTCTACTTTTCTCTGAGAAACAATCCTCTCGCCTATCCCGTGCGCAATGCCGTTCCTTGTCCTAGAGGCGAGTTCAGAGGGATGATCACTCACACATATCCCGGTGAAGCTGAACAAAGCTCCAGGCTTGTCATCTTCGGTTCAGAAGAAACTTACGCAGGTCGATTCGTCGTTGGAGCCGAGACACAACAGCGCGTGAGAGTCGGGCCAGACGATGCGGGAACTTTCCCGGTTGATGGGTCAAACTTTATCGTCGATGCCTGGACAAGCAACACGTCCTTTTCAGGGCGAAGCGCAGTTGTCGCGGAAGGCGTGCTTTACTTCTGGGGACCACAGGGCATTTACAGAGACGATGGTGTCAGGCTCCCTCGCAAAATCAGCGACAATCTCGAGCCGTGGATTGATTCAATCTTCGACGCAAACAACACAGACAAGATTCACGCAGTCTACAATCCGCAGACAGATGAGGTGATTTGGTTCTACCAGGCCCCACAGGACGCAAGCGGAGAAAAGGCGAGTCGTGCTCTCGTGTACCACACGAAGACAAGCGCATTTTACAGATGGGAATTTCGGGATCTCGTCGTTGATTGGGCCAGAGTGCTTGATGACGTTGTGACAGATGCGGACTTTCAGGGTCTGTCAGGAGCGCGAGTTGTTGCTGCGATTCGAGACCCAGGAACAACAATATCGCGAACAGTCTATTTTGATGAGATGGTCAGAGCTTGCGATATGCAGGTCGACAGTCTGTACCTTGTCCAGCAGGTGCAACATCCCTCCGCGACCTCGAGGCGACTTGTCTTTGCAACTGGCCCAGCAAGTATTGCTAGCAAGACGGGAACAGCGATTGTCCAGGGCTTCCAGAAATACACGGGCGACGAGACGACAAACCCCGACGGCATTTACACGATTACCGGAAGCGGAGCCAACTACATTGACATTGAGCGGCAGAGTGCGTCTGCGGACTTTCCTGCGACAAGCTACAGTGTGGAGAACTACTTTCCTGTCTGGATTGCCGACGAGCACTCATTCGATTGGAAGCTCGAGTCGCAGTATTGGGCTCCAGGCGGAATGCAGTTTTGGGGGAGGTGGCTCTATGCGCACTACAGCTACCAGGTAGACTTAACCTATGACGGGCCTGGCGGATCGTATGATATCGCATGCCAATATTTCTCATTGCCTGGAACTGACAACAGTCCAACGACAACGGCACTTGCGGATAACAGTCGCGGAAATTGCCAGATTCTGAACTCTATTCCCTTCACCAAAGACAATGCGAGTGGTCAGGCGTTAAGATTGGTCTTGTCAGGGACTCATTTGGCTGGAGAGTGGAATTTGCAATATCTCGCCCTGGATGTGAGCCCACAGGACCGAGCAAATATCAGATTTTGGGAGGGTTAAATGGTATCGCCATTACTGCTTGGATTTATACAAGATGACAAAGGTGAGGATTACTTTACCAAGTTTGACAAAAAATTCATCTCAGGCGACTGGGACGCACGAGCGCAGCGGAAGAAAGAGCAGAAGTCAGCAGCCGAGCAGTCTGCAAAGAGGCAAGAAGAGCTTATCGGTGGACAGGAAGAGCGCGGTACAGGCTACTTTCAAGATGAAAGCTTGAGAAACAAAGAACGCGACATTGTCGACAATCGCTACCAGCGAAGCGCAGGCGAAAATATCGACGAAAACTATCGAAACGTCAGACGCTCGGAGGCAGACTACCGCGACGATTTGCGCCAAGCTGAAAACGTCTCAAATGAGAACATGCAGAACGCAAAGAGCGCCTATCAGACCCTGAGCCCTTATCACCGTGACGCGATGCAGAGCGCCAGGACAGAAGCAGATAGCGCAATGAGTCTGCAAGACTACATGGACCCAAACAATCAGGTGGCGAGTGGAGTCAGAGACCTCTACAACCAAGAAGGCGAAGGGATGTTCGGTCGATACGACCAGCAAGCCCAAAATATCCAACGACAAGGCCAGGCCAACTATGGAGTTTTGTCGTCTCTTGGCTCGCAGGCAGCAGCGCAGGCGATGGCGGGCCAAGGGCCGATGACGGTAGGACAACAGATGGCACAAATGGCTATGGCGAATCAGCAGGCTGGAGAGGCATACGCAAATACTCAGCGAAGAATGCAGCAGCTTCGAGACATGGGAATGAGTGGGCGCGAGGCTTTGCGCCAGGCCGGACTTGAACGCGGATTCGAGAGATCCGACCGTGCGTACGAAGCTGGCCGACTGGCTAAAGAAGACCTTGCCCGAAGGATGAGCGACTACGAAGGATTTGAGGACCGAAACATTAACCGGACAAGCGGGATCTCGGATAGACTTGTCGGACTCAGTGGCCAGGAGCTGGGAAGCCGAGGACGCGAAGAGCAGACACGGTTTGGCGGCCAGATGACCAAGGACACCCTGGCGCGAGACACTCCACTGCAACGACTGGCCCGTGAAAGCGGATTAAGTCAGCAAGAGCTTGAATACTTCAACCAGCTAGACGCGTTGAAGATGGGCCGTGAGGATATCAATCTAGATCGCGTGCTTGGTCGGATGCAGGCAGAGGGTGCGCAGCAAGCAGCAGATGAAGCCGCTAGACGAGGACTTCTCACGGCTGGCATCTCAGCAGCCGGAACAATCGGCGGCGCAATGGCTGGAGGGCCAGCAGGCGCATCGCTTGGTGGACAAGCTGGACAGGTGATAGGCCAAGCAATGGGACCAACAACAGCGCCACCAGTGGCATCGACACAACCTCCAGCGCAATCGGGATACACGAGCTTCGGGACTTCAAGCTACCAACCTCCGAGCTATCAGCAGCCGCAATATATGCAGATGTTTAACCAGCCACCTTATCAAGGCCCTTACCGGCCAACAGTCAATCCGGGGTATTCACAGTATGGATGAGAAGATAGTTGAGAGTATCGTTGAAAGAGCAGCCGAAGCAGCAGTGCGAAAGCTTCAGGAGCTGCCTAGGCAGGAAGTTCAGGTCGCGCAAGATCAAGAGCCAGCGAAGATTGAAGAATATGGCTTCGCAATTGAGCGCAGATGGTTTTGGGCAAGGCGGTACAAAGTTGTGGGTCATATGGAAGAGCGAGCCCAGAAGCTGGCCAGCGGTGAGATTGTGGAAATCAAGCCGCGCATGATTTTGCAGATGAAAGACGGGACCAGGATTTGCATACCTGACATAGAATCCAAGAGCTTTCGGGTTTATCCTCTTCCCAGGGGGTGAGTATGGGATACCGCGTCACAGAAGAATATCAGCCACAATACAGGCAGGTCAGGCCCTACATGCAGACTGGCCCCTTGCCCGGCGACCGTTTCGACAAAATCCGGCAGCAGATTGCTGAAGAAGGCAGAGTTCGAGCGCAAGGGCTCCAGGACCTTGTCGAGAAGCCGATCGAGGCATGGCAAAAGGCCAGCGACAGGGCTTTGCAGCGTGGCGCGACAGAAGAAGCAATCGAGACCCAGCGCGCACAGCGGCAGCTTTCGGGACTTCAGCAACGAAAGGCGCAGCAGGACCTTGCACTTGCTGAAGAGTTTGGACGAGCAGAGCGCGAAGCATCACTTGCGAGCACCCGCGAACAGATGGAAGCATCTCGAGTCCAGCGAGCCCTAGCAGAAGAACAGGCCGATATCATGCGCGAGGAGCTTCCGACGGGGCGCACGGTGATGCAAGAGCAGATTCTTGCGCCAATCGAAGCGAGCCAGCGCAGCGCACAGCTTGCAGAGCGGCAAATGAACATCGCAGAGCGCAACGCGGTAGCCCAGGCGGAGAATTTGAGACTTCAGCGCAAAGTGACCCAGCTTGGAATCGACGAGCAGGAGCGAGCGGCGCGAGTTCGAGGGTTCCAAGCACAGATTGCAGCGGAGACGGACCCGCAGCAAAGAGCAGCACTGATTGACAATCTCAAAGAGCTAGGGACAGCAGACGAGATTGGTCAGGCAGTGTCAAATCTCAAGGCCGGAGAGCTTCAAAATGAAATGATGCGCCGCCTGATGATTCAGAGCGACCCAGTAGAACAGAACAGACTACAGCGCAGCGTGGAAGCGCAGCGAGCTTCACAGGTAGCCAATTCTGTGACGCAGGAGCTGGACCAGGCGATTGCAGACCTGTCATCGGCAGCGCCAGACAGTTCGGAAGCGCAGAGCGCAGCCTTGCGGATTGCACAGATTCTTGAACGCTATGGATACACGACCGAAGCGGAGTCGATGGGCAGCAAATGGGACTTTGAGCTTGGGAATGTGCTTCAGGGCAAGAATCCGGTCCAGTCTCGAACGCAGATTGCGAAAGAGGCAAGAGCTAAGCTCTACAGGCGCATTGCGGCAGATATAGAAGCCCAGTACGGCGACTTTTCGAGCCAGAAGCAGTTTGCAGATCAACTCAGACGCAAAAGCTTGAACATGGGCGAGCAGATGTCGACGGGAAATCTGTTCCAGGCGCAGGGAGGCAATGCCATCCCGACAGTTCCAGGCATTTACAACCCAATCGCGCCCCAGCCTGGTCAGCAAATTCAACCTGCACAGACGCCGCAGTTTGAGAGAGCGCCGGACGGTTCAATCAGGCTTAAGCAGCCGAATCAACAGGCGGCGCAGAGTCAGCCGGGAATGTTGACGCCGCAAATGCTCGATATTCTCAAACAGGGACGTCAGAGAACACAGGTGGGCGGACGATGAGCTACGAAATCGAAATTCAGGCGCAGGACGGAAGTACGGCGACCGTTCCCGCGAGTAAGGTCGTCTCAGACCTTCAAAATGTGGGAGTCCAGGCGACTCTTTCCCCAGATGGTCAGATGCTCCAGTATGACTTAGAGGGGACTCCAATGGAGATGCCTCTAACTGATTTTGTCGAGCAGTCCATCGGGCCAGTGCTCTCACTTTCGTTCTTGCCGCAGGCTACAGACTTCACGACCGTCGATCCAGAACTCAGGCTCGGAATCGAGAACCTTCCAAACGACAGCTTGCGGCGCAAGTATCTGGAGCTGAATCTTGAGAGCCAAGGGATTGAGAATCCGCAGCTTGTGGGCAAGGGCTCAGACTGGGCTCTTTTCGATCCGACCGACGGAACCTACAAAGCGTTGACAAACAAGCCTGGACTCGACCTCTCCGAACTCGGCCAAGTGGGCGCAATTGGAGCCCAGGCCATTGGCTCGATCCTTGGCGGAGCTTTGGGAGCTGGCGCAGGCACAGCAGCAACACCAGGATTTGGATCATTCGCAGGCGGGGCAGCAGGTGCGGCACTTGGTGGCCAGCTCGGACGCGGCGCGGTGGATGCCTACCTTGCGGCAGCCCAGCCAGGATACAGAAACTTTCTCGGGAGTCTTGGGGGTGAAGAGTTCGCAGAGATTGCAAATGAGCGAACCAGACAGGCCGCTCTTGATATGGCCTTTGGAGGTCTTGCGGGCGGTATCGGTGCACTTGTCCCAGCTCTGAGCAAGGGCGCAATCACAAGAGGCGGCGCAGCGGCAGGGCTTGGACTCGAGAAAGCGGCAGGCGCAGGGCGCAAAGTGCTCGGTGCAGCCCAGAATCCACTTGGCCAACAGCTCGGCGCAGAACTTGCCTTCGGAACTGGACCGATTCAGCTCGGTGCGTGGCTCGCGCAGGCTCCAGCGTGGCTAACGAAGAAGGCTCCACAGTTGATGGGATGGACGGGGCGCAAGACAGGCAGCGAGGGACTCGAGAATCTCGCAGAAGAGCTTGGGAAGCGAGTGCCAGGCGGCATTCCAGCCGACGATTTTGTCAGACAATGGCAAGCGCGATTCGGCGGCGGCTTCAGACCAGGGCCAGGAATGCAGGAGGCTGGAGCCGAGGAGGTTCTAGGTCGCGCAGGCCGGAAGGTTGGGCAGAAGTTTGACCAATGGCGAAATGCCCGCAACGCAGCCAAGGAGCAAAAGGCTTGGGAGTTCGATATGGGAGTTCGAGGCAGGAAGCCGACAAATTTCCTGAACGAGAATCTCGGCCCGTGGAGCGCACAGCAGGGGCTGGAATCTCTAGGTAAGAGTGTTGGGCGCGGCGCAGAGGCTATCGGTTCGATCGGTCGAGGAGTTGAGGGCGCAATTGAGCAGGGAATGCGAGGCGTGTACGGAGCGACTCGCGCAGGACTCTACCCAGTTGAGAAACTCGGCCAAGGAATGCGGGTCGGATTCGGACTTGCCCAACCCCTCGAGTATAGGACGTATGGCGCACTTGGCAGTAGACTGACAGAAGAACAATTTTAGGGAGACCAGCAATGGCATTTGCATTGACGGATGCGAATTTCGGGAAAATCGAAATTCCAACAGCAATCAAGAAAAGAGGGCTTCAGTACATTGAATTGAAGGTGACTCGCGGAGCCTCCGATACGGATCTCGACATCGGCAACAGCGCAGGGACCTTTTGGACCGCAGCAATCGCAGATGGGACATATGGGACACTTGCGACAAACGCACTTCGTGAGTTCCAAAAAATCGAAGACAAGATTGACGGAATTGTCAGCCTTGAGATTCTCGGCGCAAATGCCCCTCTCTTGCGTGTTGCGTCTGCATCTGCCGCGACGAACTACGACGTTTCAAACGGCGGAACTTATCCGCTCGTTGTGCCAGAAGTGACGCTATTCAATGACGCAGCCCCAGCAACGCTATCCGTGCGGCTTGTGGTATCTTTGACCGACGAAACAAACACAGTTGACTTCAGCTACTGAGGAGAATTTGAAATGGCTTTCGGACTTTCATCAATCAAGGCATATGGCGTTCCTTCTTACGAGTACAGCGGCAACAAGTTCGTCCAACATCTGGAGCTTGAAATCACAGGCACCACAGCAGACGTTACTCTCGACATTGGCGACACAAGCGGGACATTCTGGACTGACGTTTCGGACGCGGCAGCAGCCAAAGTGATCGACCAGATTTACGCGAAGGTCGAAAAGCACTTCTCCCTGAGCGTTCCCGAACTGCTCGCAAAGGTTCCAATTGCTTCGGGTGACACTGTAGCGACCGGAGAGTACAAAGTTGCTTCGCCAGAGAGCACAAGCTTCGAAATCACTCTCTTCGCAAATGAGGGGCTCACATCGTACAATCTCGCAATGAGCTGGAGCCTCCAAGACGGAGAGCTGCCAATTGAGTATGCTGGATGAATGATCTGACGAAACACTATCTGCTCCAGACGATTGAAGTTATGGAGCAGAATTTTTTGAGCCAACTCAAAGTGCTTCGGGGCACAATCCTTGCAAGTATGCCTGAAGAGGTGAAGGCCCCGACGCGAGTCGAAATGAAGAGGAAGGAAGTTGACGCAAACGCGGAACTTGCCAAGTTCTTCGGCGACATCGAAGGCGTGAACGTAAGGGGAGCAGATGAGCGCAACATTCCAGCCAGCGAAACGGGAGACAAGTGATCTTCCCTGGTGCGAAGATTCCGTAGAAAAGCTGGGATCGACCGTCTCCACTTTCGTCGAAAAGAACGAAAGCTATATCGGCGAATGGGGCAAACGTTGGTACGAGAATTTTCAGTTCATCTACGGCAATCAGTCGGTGATGTGGAATGAGAAATACGGCGTACCCGTAGACTATGACTTCCTTCGCCAGCAAACACCGTCAGTCAATCAGCAGAGTCAGACCAACGTCAGCCGAACCATTTTCGAGGCTTTGAAGGCTCTGATTTTCTCCTCTATGCCTGACTGGGACGTAGCGACTGAAGAAGAGAGCCACAGACAAGGCAAACGCTTCCAGAAGATTTGCCAGAAGCTTTTGGATTGCTACAGCGAGCGCCTGAACCTCGAAGAGCAGCTTGACGACGCAGCAGGAATCTTTACCGGATTCGGAATGGTCGCAGGCAAAGTCTCTTGGGACAAGGCGCGCGGTGGTGTGCGCACAGTGCCAAAGATGGTCGAGAAAGAAATCACAGTCCAGACAACCGAGTATATCGAAACCCCTCAGGGGATTGTTGAAGTCCCAACAGTCGCGCTTGATGAAAACGGTGATCCAGTCGTTGAAACGCGGTTGGTTGAAGCTCGCGATTCAAGCGGTGCTGTCATCACTGAGACGAAATGGGAAGGTGATGCCAGGTTAGACATTCTGACACCGTTTGAATACCGGCGCGACCCGACGTCTCACGACGGTAACGACGCAAAATACTATCAGCACTTGCGAATCCTCGACTTTGATGACTTCTTGCGCGAGTACGACGAGCACGAGGGACGGACGAGATTCTACAAAGACATTCGCCCAGGACTTTTCGAAGGCGAGCGGTGCTATCGCTACGCTCTGCGCCATTACATGAGAATGGTCTTTGTCACTCCCGTCGTCGACGATAGACGCGGTGGAGTTGGGACAATGAGCCGAGTCAAGCGCGACTTGCAGGATCACAAACTGCTCGTCATCGAACACTATGACAAGCCATGCCCCGAGAAGTGGCCAGAGGGTCGCAAGCTTGTCATCGTCAACGGCTACTGCACGCACGTTCACAAGCCGCAGTTTACGACCAAGAAGCCAGGCGGATGGCATCCGTTCTGCGAGGCCAACTGGCTGAAACTCAGACCAAGCCCGATGGCAACCTCTGCCATGAACGATGTGACAGCAAAGAATCGCGAGCTGAACAGACTGGACAGCTTGATTGACACGAGCACTATGCGGAACCTGGGCTCTATGCTCCTCGTCAAAACAGGCGCAGGACTGGACCCACAGCGCATCTTTGGCGAGCCTGGGCAGATACACGAAGTCAACAACGTCATGGACGTGGCGCGGTGGGTCAGGGATGACCAGCCGGTGCCGAATGTGCTGGACAAGCTTCGGGAACAAAAGAAGCAGGACAGCTACGAAATCTCTGGAGCCCAGGACGCTCTGAGAGGCGACCGTACCAAGGGCGTGACATCTGGATATATGCTTAAGATGCTCCAGGAGAGAGAAGAAGCGAGACTTTCACCCGCAAGGCGCAGATTTGAACGCTGGGTCTCGACATTGGGTGAGAAGATGATCGCTTGCGTCCGCTCCAATGCTGAGAATCTTGGAGAGGACATTTTCGGGACTCTGAAGCGCAGTGCAGCGGGAGAGTTCACAGCAAGCGACATTCAGACATTCTTGCGGACTCCTCTTGATTTCGGAGTCGATATTCGAGTGGAACCAGGTTCAATGATTGCCAAGAGCAAGGCGAGCATCCAGGCGACCTTGCTTGATGTAGTGCAGAAAACTCCAGCGGGTGCGAGACTCGAGAATCCCGCAGTGCTGGACAAGTTCTTGAAGTTCTTCGACGCCGACTTGCTCAGAGACCAGAGCGCGATGCACAGGGACCGCGCAGAGAAAGAGAACGAAAAGTTTGCAGACTTGGGACAGCTTGGACCGAGTGCGAAGGGTGTTAACATGCCTATGGTGATGCCTATCGACGATGACGCCTTGCACATCCAAGAGCACGAGGCGGACATGATCGAGAAGGCCGAAGAGCTTCAGGCGAATCCGTTCGAGCTCGAAATGCGGCTTTTCCATATCGAGATGCACCGGATTGCAGCGAAAGAGAAGAAGGGCGAGCTTGTGCCAGGCTCTATCAACACCTTCCCGCAGACCTACGAGCAGTACAAATCTCTGGGAGCGCCAACAGCGGGCCAAGTCGTTCAAGGTCAGGTCCAGACCGACCAGGCGAAGAAGATGCAGCCTCCTCCGCCTCCGCAGCAGCCAAACGGAGCCACAGCGCAGCCAAAACCGCCACAGGCCCCTACAGGACAGCAGCCAGCGCCAGGCATGGCAGGACCGCCACTTAAGCAGCCAAGTGCGCCAGCGGCGAACACTCCACCGGCAGCGCAGGGAGGCCCGACATGATCGCAAAAATCATCAATCTCGCAGAGGCTCGTGGATGGAAGGCTTTAGAAAAGGCTCTGAAGAGAGATCAATATCTCGAATCGGTTACGAAAACCAATAACCCAGTATATTTTGCAGACAAGTATGACGCAGGGAATAAAGCCATTGGGCGGGGTATGGAGCTTGTTGCCGTGGCAAAACCTAAAAGCCAAAGCGAAGGCATTCCAACATTCTGGCGCGACTTGTTCAGGGAGGATATGCCTGGCTTCCATGTTGCTGACGCATTCAAGGGCAATCGCAAAGGCGGGGGCGTTGTCAGTCAAAACCAAAGAGCCATGCAAATCTACGGCCCGACCAACGATGAATACTGGAAGATTCGGGAAAGAAGAGGACTGAGCGCCGACCCTTCAAAGTGGACACCTGAAAACTTAAGAGAGGGGCACACGCGAACTGACCGAACTCTTTCTGAGTTGATGCTAGATTTTACCGTCAATCGACGTGAGAAGCCTTCAATCTTCTTTGCAGATGGAACGACGCTATGAACGATGTGCAGCGCAGACAAAAGGCATTGGCAGTTGTGAGGGACATGGACACTGACGCAATCGTTGAGATGATTCAGCTTGCGCCAGAGGGCAAAATTCCAACCCCTGCTTTTGACGAGCTGATGCAGACTCTAGCTAAGGAAGAGGAGACTCCGGATCTTGATGCAGAACTCTTCATGAACGAGCGGACGCCAGACCTCGAAATCACAGAAATCGACCGGTCCATGCCGCAGCCAGGCTTGAGAGCTTCTGAGGTCATTTCTCAAAAATTCGTACTGGGCCAAGGTCCCTTGGAGCCGGACAAATCGCGTATCATGTTCGCAGGGCCAGGAAAGATGGAGGCCGAGAAGCTTTCGCTTGATGACTTGGACACTCCAGACGCGGAGTATCTAGGCAAGCTCTACGAGTCCGACGGAAGCGACAGAGAAAACTACTCAGACGACGAGAGCTGGATATGAGCATTTTGGACAGGATGAAAAGCGACGATGAGCGGCTAGCGGCAATCATGCAGCGGGTAGGGAGTTCGTTTGACCCTGCGACCATGCCTCCAGACATGCGCATTGAACACATCGAACTCAAGCGCAAGAAGCCCAGGCTAAGCAAGATTCTAGGTGACGCCAATCCGCTCAAGGCTGAAGATGCTGAGCTTTTGCGCGAGTATTTTAGACTGACGAAGGGGAGCTGAGAATGGAAAGCTATGTTGTTCAAATCGACAACGTAATCGACAACACAGGGGTTCTGACTCAGATTTACCCCGATTGGATGACAGCAGGATCAGCGCCAGCCGCAGGGGTGGAGATTCGCCAGCCGGTCGACGGCATTCTTTACGAAATGGCAATCTACCCGGACGATGCTCAAGGCGGAATCCTCGAAGTCTACGACATCGCAGGCGAGAAGAGCGGGTCGAATGATGTGAATACCGCAACAGACATCACAGCTGCCTATCTAGCTGCACAGCTTGCAAGAGACGAGCCCAGAGCGAAGCTCATTTGGAAGCAAGAGTTCAAAGCAGACCCAGGACTGACGACGAAGAAGTTCACGCAGCGGACTAAGATTCATTTCGGGCTTGCGGTTCGGTGGATTACAGCGGGCGTGACGACGGACACAAAGACGGCGAGCCTGAACATCACTTCAGAGGGTCTTTACCGAAAAATTTCAGTTCAGGGGTAAGCGATGCCAACAACCTTACGCGAGTTCATCCAGAACAAGGCAAGCGACGACCAGGACGTAACGGTTGGCGTAGTCTTTTCCGTTGCTGGAACTGACGGCAAACTCTACGTGCTTGAAACGAACCCAGCCGACCCGACCTTGCCTACGGGTGCAGCACTCACATACGACCGTGACGGAACACCGCAAACCCCGACTTACGACACGACGACGCCAGGCAATATTAGGCCCCTTCCAGTGATTCAAACGCTGGACGGCGCAGAGATTGACTACAACTCAGGAAACGCAGGCGCAGGTACACAGAGAGTTGTGCTTGCTTCCGACTCTCCAGCAATCCCTACGACAAGCGGCGAAACAGTCAGCGAGTTTGCGATAAATGACAACAGCTCAACCAACATCACCACAGGCGGATATGTGGAGCTTATTGCATCTACAAGTGCGGATACTGTGGCGATTGAAATCTGGGACACCGGCGGACGGTGGTACTATCTGGCAACGGGAGCGGCAGCCTCTGAAACGGATGTGCTCGTCATTCCGCCAGGCGGACAGGGAAAAATTCCATTAACCATTGCCTCAGGCACTCGTCTATCGGTTAAGGCCATTGATGGCACCGCAGACGCTGGATATTTGGGAATTAACACATATGCCTAACTCACCTGTGATTTATCGTGGCAACAATGCTTTCAACTTAAAGGACAATATCCAGTCTCAAACCTTTGGAGCGCTAGCAAGCAGTAATCAGATCTTATTAAATGGGACGGGCGGCGGAAGCACGACGATAAGCGCAAACTTTAGCACTGCGCGCACGGTAACTTTTCCCGATATTGGAGCAGATTATAATCTTGTTCCTGCTAGCGGAAATACGGCAATCGCTGGAACGAAAACGTTCACAAGCCCAGTCTATTGCACCACTGCGACGGCTGGTTTTTACGCAAACTCAAGCGGAGCTGCCGGACAAGCTTTCTTCAGGATGCAAAACACGACGCAGTCATGGTCATGGATCATGAACAGTGACACAACCAACGGCGTTACTTTGTACGACTGGACAAACACCACAAGCCGCTACAAGTTTGGTTTAGATGGTATTTTTGATATTTTTGCGACAAGCAATCAGATACGGTTCGGCACAACCAACACCACGACAATCTCAGCCACAGCGCCGAGCAGTTCACTGACGCTGACGATTCCAGATGCTGGGACAAATGCGAATTTTGTCTTGTCGGAATCAGCGCAGACGATTGCAGGAGCATTGACTCTCAGTAGTGCGCTTACAATCACACCGACGACAAATCAGCTCGTTCTTGGCACCACAAACACGACCACAATCAGCGCTACAGCTCCTTCTAGCTCGCTCGTCTACACGATGCCAGACGTTGGCGGTAATGCTGATTTTGTCATGACAGCCGGAGCCCAGACGATTGGCGGGGCGAAGACGTTTAGCTCTCCAGTCTCTATCAGTGATTCAACAACAAATGCAGCTTTGAATATTACGAGTCAAAGCACGATAGTAAATAACAATGATTTATTTGGTGCTATCAATTTTGTCTCCAGCGATGCGAGCGCAGGAGCATCGGGGACCAGAGTTAAAGTGACTGGTCAGGCTTCTGATTCTGCCGGTGGAATTGGAGCAGGCGCTTTTGTTGTTCAGGTAACAGATGCCAGCACTACAACACTGACTGAAGTTTTTCGAGCGCAGTCAACCGGATCCGGAAATTTTGAATCCTACTTTTTGAACGGCAACGTCGGCATAGGGACGGCGAGCCCAACTGCTAAGCTACATGTTTCAGAAGATTCTGCTAATGCATACATTAATCTCACTAGAACTGGCACCACTCCTCACCGTCTACTACTCGGAGCAGAAAACAGTGGTTGTAAACTTTATGCTAGAACCACAGGCACCACAGCCGGACCGATGGCTTTCCTTTCGGGAACAACACAAGCAATTGCATATGATACAGCAGGAGCCGTCACGCTAGGGCCGAGTGGGGCTGCTCTTAGACATAATGTAAATGGAGAAATAAGGGCTACCTACAATATAAATGCCGCCCCCGCAATAGAAATACTAAATACCAATTCCGGGACTTCTTCTGCTGCGAGAATGCTTTTAACCTCTAACGGGGGAACCGGAGTAATTGTAAAAAACTCCACTACAAATACAGCCGCTCCAGGGGCTGATAGGCTCGGCGTTATTAATGAAAGTGGGGGAGTATACCTTGCTCCCGGAGGCACTTCTTGGACAGCTATCTCCGACATGCGTCACAAAACTAAAATTTCTGACTTAGGGCAAGTTCTTCAGGGACTTCTAGGACTCTCTGTCTTCACTTACCAAACAGATGAGTCAGTAGCAGCAGGTAAAGCCCCGATTGAACTTGGCCTCTCTGCTCAAGAAATGCTCAACGTTGCTCCTGAGGTTGTAACAGGCTCTGAAGAAACTCAATATGGTATTTCCTATGACCGCCTCTCTGTTGTCGCAATCAAAGCAATCCAGGAGCTTGCTTCGCTGCGCTCCAGCGATGCTGACCGCATCGAGAAACTTACAGCCAAACTAGAAGCCGCAGAGGCAGAGATTGAAGCACTGAAAGGAGCCTCCCATGCCCTCTAAATCCCCAGCACAGAAGAAGCTGATGCAAGCAGCTGCGAACAATCCAGCGTTTGCGAAAGTCGTAGGCATTCCGCAGTCTGTGGCGCGTGAGTTTGTTGCAGCGGATAAGAAGCAAAAGCCCAAGAAGTAGACATCCCACAGTCTCCTGATAGAATGCCGGTTCAGCAAAAAGGAGACTGATATGAAGTATGATTTTTCAGCAAAGATTCTCAATCACCTGGGCGAAGCTATCAAGACAGAAGAAGACAAAGAGCTGACTCTAAAGGACGTCATCTTCGCTCTTGGCGGCATTCAGTACCAAGGCCAGAGCCCAGACGAGAAAGCCAAAATCGGCGCGGCATGCTGGAAAGCAGCAGCGGGCGACGACTTGACTTCCGAAGAAGTCTCAGCTCTTAAAAATGCCGCCAAGCAAGTGTACAATCCCATTGTCGTTACCGCAGTGACAAAAGCATTCGAACAGGAGGCCGCTGCCTCCAAGTAAGGAGGAAGCAATGACGAATCTTGTTCTACCGGATTCATCGACGACAACGCCGCTCGCTGGCGATGCCACTTACACAGGACCCTGGGAAGATGTGAGCAGCTATCCAGGAATCGCGGTTGCTGCTTTTTCGGACGTCAGCGGCACTCTTTACGTTGACTATTCTACTGACGCTTCAAACGTTGACAGCACTCTGACCTACGACGTTGCCGCCTCGACTCCTGAGCAGCATAGACTCGTAACTCTTAGACAGTACATGCGCATCCGCTACGTGAATGATTCGACACCACAGACAGAGTTCAGGCTGGAAGTGATTGCGGGAAATTTTGCAGCCCTGTCAGCGCCGCTCAACGCCGTAATTGCCCGCGATGCTGACGCGGGAATTGTCCGCTCCTATCCTGACTTCCTAGAAGTAGCAACGAACAAGTTCACCGGAGTCCAGGTAAACAACAAATCCGGGCGCAACGGCGACATCGACACCGCAACAGTGCCAGAATTCATTTGGGAAGCGGGAGGGCTGTACACAGGATTCCCGACGACTTCAGGCGAACTGATTGAGGTCGTGTCGACGGATGCGAACGACACGGCAGCAGGCACAGGGGCACGCGAAATCACAGTTTATGGACTTGATGCAAACGGACTCGTCCAAAGCGACACTTTCGCCACCAATGGCACGAGCGCGGGCGTGTCGAATCTTGTCTTCACGCGAGTCCATTCCGCTTTTGTTTCTGCCGCTGGCTCAGGAGGAGTCAATGCCGGAACTTTGACAATCCGACACAACACGACAACAGCGAACGTGTTCTTGACGATCGTCATTGGTCGTAATCAATCAAACGCGGCGGTCTTCACAGTTCCCTCAGGCAAGCGCGGAATCATCACGCGGATTCAGATTGAAGTTGACCGCGCTAATGTTTCGAGCATCGCAGGATTCCTCTGGACCAGAGCGCCAGGCGGAGACCCGGTGCGCTATCGCAGGCCATGGTCAGCTTCGAGCTCAAGCATTCATTCAGAAAAGCCCTACGGCGGTCTTGTCTTTCCAGCTTTGACAGACTTGGGGCTAATCGTAACCTCCTGTTCAGCGAATAACACAGCCGTTTATGGAAGCTTTGATATTGTGAACGTAGACGATGACTAATCATGCTAATCTCTTACATTGGAGGTAAGAGATGAGCAAAGAATCAATTACATATGCAACTGATATGATTGTGAAATTGCTCATAGCAGTCTGCACAATTCTGATCGGGCTTGCACAGAATCAACTTGAGAAAATGAGCGACGATATCAGCCGACTGACTCTTGCCGTCGCAGAAGTCTCAAAGGATGCGTCGCTTGCCACTCACGCGATTCAACGCATGGACCGGCAACTGTCAGCCAATGAGAACAAGGACGCGCAGGAACACAAGGAACTCCACATCACTTTGCGAAAGCTCAGGGAGTCGATTGATGAAGCGCGTCAGAAGTCTGGCCTTG